TTCATGTTACTGGTGCAGTTAACTGTACTAGTGTTTCTAGTCCAGATGGTGGGATTGATTTTGGAACATTACCTTTTACATCAATAGATACTACTGATACAGCAGGAAAATCAATAGGATTAATAAATGTTCAAGCAGGTGCTAGCCTAGATATAGACAAGTACACAATATGGTTGTTGGAGGGTGCAACTTCTGCAAAAATATATGCTTCAAATGCTACTCAACCTCAAGGAGATTCAGCAAATGAGTTTGGTGGGAATGAAACAGTTTTTATAAGTTTAACGTATGTTGCTGCTTAAAGGAGTACTCTGGTGAAATGTTAGAGTTGGAAGCCAAAAAAAGGAGAAAATATTATGGCACAAGGTGATATAACCAAAGAATACGAAAACGACAAAATAGAAGTCGTGTCAACATGGAACATACAAGTTCGTAAAGCTACTAAAATTATGGAAGAACAAGCAGATGGTTCTAAGAAAGAACTAACTCGTTCATTTCATCGTCATGTGTTGCAACCATTTAGTTCAGTTGCTAGTAAAGATAGTGATGGTAAAATTACTGGTTGGACACATACTGCAACAGACATCAGTGGTGAAGATGCTGATGTAAAAGCTATAGCTGAAGCAGCTTGGTCTGATGATGTAAAGACAGCATATAAAACATTCAAAGAAAGTCAGACTTTATGAGCAAAATTACAATAGATAATGATGAATATAAACTTGATGATTTATCAGACAAAGCAAGGTCATACGCAGAACATTGCCATGACTTACAAAGAAAGATTGTCAATGCACAAAAAGATTTAGAGCAGTTAGTTACAGCAAAGAATACATATTACAATGCCCTTAAACAGGAATTGGAAGCACCACAAGCGGCTGAGTAATGGCAAGAAAGTCTGTGCAAACTGTTGATAGTGATTTGAAGTCACATGAAAGAGAATGTGAGGTACGCTATCAGTCTATTCTGTCACAGCTAGAAAAAATGGATAAACGAATTTTTAGAATGGAAGGGCTTATATTAGCAAGCACAGTTACTGTCTTTGGCAGTGCTGCAAGTTTGTTCGCAATACTTCTAAATTAATTAGAAAGGTGAACAAATGCTTGTCGAGTTGGCGGCTATCAATGCAGCTATTGGTACAATCAAAACAACCATAGCACATGGGCATGATCTATCTAAAGCAGCAAGTTCTATTGCAAAGTTTGTAACTGCTGAAGAGGATATCAGAGAAAGAGCAAACGCAAAAAAGAATAGTATGTTCAGTAAGCTTCTGGGCAAAGATACAGCTGATTTCGAGGAGTTTATGCATCTCGAAGAAATTTCACAGAAGAAGGAGGAGCTTCGCGAGATTTTGCAGTTATATGGCAGACCTGGAATGTACAATGATTGGGTCAAGTATCAGTCTGAAGCCAGAAAGAAAAGACAGGAAGCAAAGATAGAACAGAAAAAAGCCTTTGAACGTCTTATACGCAACATAATGATTTCAATATTAGTCATTGTTATTGTTGGAGGTTTGTTGGTTGTTGCATGGTTTGCTTACTTTCTTAAAGGACAGCAATGATACAATTATTATTAAACAGAGATGACTATGTATCTGCATGGCTTCAATCAAAGATACCTGACATAAGTTTTTTTGATTGCAAAGCTATAGGAGTTATTAAAAATCAAAAGCTTATAGCAGGAGTTGCATATCATAATTTAAGAGATGGGCAGATAGAGGCAAGTATAGCAATAACAGATAAAAACTGGTGTAACAGAAAAATACTCTATGCCTTGTTTGCTTATCCATTTGTACAATGCAACTGCCACAGAATTTTGGTTACTGTCAAAGATGGTAACAAACAATCTATCAAGTTAGCAGAAAAGCTAGGCTTTCAGAAGGAAGGAACATTGAGACAGATGTTCCCACCAGATGATGCTGTTTTACTTGGTATGTTAAGAAGTGAATGTAAATGGTTGAAAATAAAGGAAAATAAAAAATGGGAAAATCAACACCAAGCCCCCCTCCAGTTCCAAATCCCTCAGATTTGATCGCAGCCGATGCTGCGGCTAACAGGATAACACAGTTTACACCTTATGGTAATCTGTTATTTGGCAGTGTAGGAGATCAAGGACAATTTGTGCAGGGTGCAGTACCTGAAGATGGAATGGCTGCTGCCTTCACACAGGAAACACCTTTTCAATCACAGCTAAGAATGTTACAGGAAAATATTGGTCTTGGTTTAGGAAATATTGCAAGTCAAAGATTAGGGCTGCCAACAAATACTTCTATCGCACCTGGTCAAGGTACTTACAGTGATGCATATGGTAATGTTCCTAGAATTGGCACTGGTTTTGAGAATTTAGGAAATATCGCACCTGATCAAGGGTCTGATACTTCTATTGCACCTGGTCAAGGTTTTCCTACTGCTGGTGAATTATTAGGAGGGACAATTGGTGGCCCTTATGCACCTAGCACAGGTCAAGTTTTACCCACCTCGCCTGGATTTATAGAAGGGACAATGCAGTCTGACGTAGGTATAAACCCACCACAAGAGACAGACCCAACTAATCCATTTACAGGCCCAGTAACAACATCTGATTTACCTGCATATTCATTTCAAGATGCAACAAACCTACCTGAATTTAAATCAACTTTACCAGGTGCAGGAACTGGCCCTACATCAATAGATGTACCTGAAAATCTACCAACACTCCCAACAGACTTTGAAACTACAAGAGAGCAAGTAACGCAATCTGTTTTTGATAGACAGTTGGGATTATTACAGCCTGAGTTTACAAGACAGAAAGAAGCACTTGAACAGAACCTAGCTGATAGAGGTTTGCCGATCGGTGGTGAAGCTTATAATTCTGCAATTGACAGACTAGAAAGACAACAGGGAGAGCAGCAACAAAGGTTGGCACAACAGGCAGATGTTGTAGGAGGACAGGAAGCACAAAGGCTGTTTAATCAAGCATCATCAGCCAGAGGTCAATTATTTAGAGAAGCGGCAGCACAAGGCGAATTTGGTCAACAAGCAGCTAATGTTGCACAACAGAACGCTGCTAGGCAGCAACTTATAGCTGACCAGTTAAGAGCAAATGAACTTAATAATTTGTCAAGACAAACACAGTTAAATGAAAGAATGGGATTAAGAAATCTAAATTTTAATGAACTAGCAGCCTTGTTAGGTGGCCCACAAATACAGCAACCAACATTCTTTGCTCCAAGTGCAGTGAACACATTAGGTGCAAATCAGTTAGCACAGCAAGGTGCTATGAACGCTTATAATCAGCAAATGGCTAATTATGGTTCTGGTTTAGGTGGTTTATTTGATCTAGCAGGGTCAATGGGTTCTGCTTACATATTGAGGTAAAAAATGACAACAGGATTAACATTTGGACAAAGACGAATACCACTACCATCAATTGATCAATTAAATCTTGGACAGGCTTTGATGCAACAAGTACAGCCTTTTAGTGGTGCAATGGCTGCTAATAGAAATGCAGCAAACATGATGCCTATGCAACAACCTCAACAGCCAATGGCACAACCTATGGCACAGGGGCAAGGGCCATCATTTAGATTTCAAGACCTCAATCGTGCTTTTCAGCTAGACCCAAGAAACACATTATCAAACGCACTTCTACAGCAAGGCATGAGAGGTGGCCCAGTAAGAACACCATTAGAGGGCATAGGAAGGCTGTCACAGAGTCTTGTTGGTGCAATGCTACAAAAGAGGGCGTTAGATAGATTAGAAGGGCAGGAGACAACTAGACAGCAAAATCTACAGACAGCCTTACAAAATCTTAATTTAAAGAATAATCCTGCTTTGGCGGCATTAGCACAATTTAACCCTGAAGCGGCACTTACGGCAGGAGTTGCACAAGAGGCAGCATTGCAACAAATAGGTGCTAAAGCAAATTTAGGTAGAACAACACTTTTGACAGATGCAACTGCTAATTCATTAGGTTTAGACACTTCACAAGGTCAGAAATATCAACAAGATGCAAAAGGTGGTTTAAGTTTAGTACAGCAAGGTAAAGCACCAACGCCATTAGGTACATCATTTCAAGCGTTAGCAGGGCAAGAAATACAAAAATTATTTAATTTAGGAGATAATAGAACAGAACTACAAACGCAAACAATGAATGTTTTAGCTGAGCAACTTAAACGCCCTAGAATATATACAACATTTGATGCAAACAATAATCAAATCACAGTAAGAGAACCTGGATTAGATATATTATCAATATTAAGTGGTGGACAAACAGGTCAAACTACAACTGCAACAACAGATGGATCACAGCAACAAGATGGTCAAACTGCAACTGTTGATCAAGCACAACAACAAGATGGCCCTGAAGTTCTTGGCAAAAAAATTCAAAAACTTACTGAGCAAGAAGCAAGTTATGTTTCTGATTATGCTAGTGCTGCTGCTGATATACAAACAGTAATAGATATAATGTTTAATGGTGATCTTTATAATGGTGAGTTTGATAAAGTTACATCAGTTGCAGCAGGTTCAGAGGTTGGTCAAGCTTTGGCAGGTAGTGAAGCACAAAGACTTAATAATGCTCTTATGAATTTGATTGATTTAAGATTAAGAAAAAGAACAGGTGCAACTGCCAATGAATCAGAGATTGCAAATTATTCAAATCAAGTTTTTCCAGGTCTTACAACAAGAGAAGATACAATGAGAGATAGAGTAGCAAGGTTGATAAGAGAAATAAATTCTGGGTTTGATGCTTTTAAGAAAGGTAGAAATTTAGGAGATATTAAAACTCTTGCATTACCAGAAAAGGCAAAAGCATCACAAAATAATTCAATGCAAGTAGAGTTTTAAATATGGAACTTAATTTTAAAAATATGCAAGGTTCACCATTTTCTGTTAGAAGGGCTGTTGGGCAAGCACCACCAGAAAAAAAATTAGAAGTATTAAAACAGTTTTATCCACAAGCACAAACAGCAGAAGAATTGTTTAATAAAAACCCAACTATTCCTGAAGTGTTAGGTGTGACACTAGATGATGTTGGAAGAGATAATTTCTTTTATGTTGATAATGGCAAACTAGAAATATACAACAAGCCTGGTTTTTTTAGAGGTGAGTTTCCATTTGTAGATACAGGCGATATTATGGAAAGTGGTAGAAATGTAACTTCTGCTTTAGGTGGTATTGCAGGAGGAATAGCTGCCGCAGTAGCAGGACAAGCAGGGCCACAAGCTTTAACTCCAGAAGAAAATATAATTTTAAATGGAGCTTATAGTGTAGGTAGATTTGCAAAAGGGGGTGCTTTAGCTGGTGCTTTTTCACAAGAACAACTAATAGGTTCTTCACAAGCTCTCGCAGAGTTTCAAGATTCAGGCAGAGAAATAACTGCAGATGAAGCAGCTTCGGCTACTTTGTTAGGAATACCTCAAGCAGTGTTAGGTACTTTATCAGAAGCAGTATTTGCAACTTCGTTATTTAGGTTAGCTTATCGAAAATCACCTTTAGGTTTGGCCCAACAAAAACAAAAGCTTGGTAAAAAATTAGATTCTCAAGAACAAAAATTAATAGATATAGCTGATAAAAGAGCTAGAGGCCAACTATTAACAAAAGCCGAAGATGATTTATATAGGGCAGCTATAAATCCGGGGAGTTATTTTGGTAATCTAATGAAAGATGTAGCGAATGCTACAGCCGCTTCTGCTACGGCTGAAGGTATTACAGAACTAGGTCAAGAAGAGATTCTAATCCAACAAAGAAAATCTATAGACCCTAACTATTCTAACGAAGAAGCTAATTTACGTAGAGCTGAATCAGCTTTTGCTGGTTTCTTTGCTGGTGGTGCAAGAGCAGCAGTATCTGCCCCTGTTTCTAGTATCTTTAATACTGCAAGAAAACAATTACAAGAAAACCGCGAAAACCAAGAGTATGCCAAATTAAGAGAAGAACAGTATGGACCAGTGTCAGGTATGCCTATACCAGAAACTAAAAAACAGTTAGAGGCACAAATACAACAATTCAAAGATGGTAAGAAAGACGCTATTTATGTATCAGAAGGTATGGAGTTTTCTAATGATATGTTAAAAGAAGCGGGTATAACAGACGTTGACTCCATAACAGTTCCGGGTATTGGTACATTTATTACTAACAATCCAGAAAAGTTTTCTAAACTTTTAACTGCTCAAGCAGAAAATAACTTACTTAATAATGCGTTCTTAGCAGACTTTTTAGGTTATTCAAATGTCGGTACAGCTACAGATGACATTGTAGTCACTGTAGTTGATCCCAAGACCGGAGAGATTATTGAACAACAAACTACTGATATAGAGGGACAAGAACTTGCAATCCGTAACTTTAGAGAAAGGTATGGTGAAGATGCAGTTATTGAAACCCAAATTCTAGACGACGCTGTAAAGAGTAAAAAAAGTAAAAATGATGTAGAAGTAAGACAAGAAGGCGGAACTATAGATGAAGATTTAGACGACATTGAAAGAGCTCAATTTACAGCTGAAGGTAGGATGGATGAGTTTGGTCAAGAGCTCGGTATAGAAGAAGCTTTTGATTTATCTACTGCGGAAGGTGGCACCAGTTATATATTAGTGGGTCCAGAGAAAGGTAAACGAACAGGAGAAAAAAATAGGTTTGGTAAAGTCATTGGAGATCCTGATAGTTTTAATCTTATCGACCCTGAAACTGAAGCTAACTATGGTGCTGAACAACGTACAAAATTAAGAGAAAAAAGAAATAGAGTTATTGCAGATATAGAAGGTAGGGATTTTGAAAGTACTCGTACAGTTTTTGGACAAGAGGTGCCTACAGGTTCAGCCATAGACGAAGGTGCTGATTTAAGACCCGATTTAGCTTTTATTAATCAATTAGGTGATGGGCCCTTAGATAAATATCTTAAGTTTGTAGAAAGAAACCCTAATGTAGACATTCAATTTGAGTTGGGTGCTGATAATAAAGTTCGTCTTAGAATTCAAGCACAACCGGGAGTTGGTAGTGGGATAGTAGCTACCGAAGAAGAAGCAGTAAGAAGAGCCCTAAGAGCCGCTAGGATATCAGCTTTTGTAGATGATAATAAAACCACAGGGTTTAACTCTGAAACTAAAGATTTCAAATGGTTTTTAGATATTCCAGGAGCTAGAAACGAAGATAGATCAAATAATAATACAAATCAAAAACCTATAAATATGAACAAACTTCTACAAGAAGCTCAAAAAATATGGTCTGCAGACATGGACGCTGGAACTAAAAGTGGTCTTAACTACAGGCAACAACTAGCTTTAGGTTTTGGACAAATATTTGCTACTCTTTCTGATTTAAAAAATAATGAGGGAAATCCAATAACTCTTAATTATTTAGATAAAAATACAGGAGAGGTTTTTAATTTAAGTGGTATGGCTAGCACTGACACTAATGCTGTAAGTCGAGTACCTATCTATTTTGATTTCAAAGATAAAAAATATTATACGCTTACCGAGCTATCAAAATCCGAAGTATCTCCAATAAAAAGTATTAAGGAAAGTATTTTAAGTTTAGCGGGAAGGATTCTTGCTGTAACTTCTTTTGAAGAAGGGAGTAAAACCACGTTTGAATATAATTATAACGATATTTTAAGAGCTATGATTGGCCCCGAAGCAGCAAAAGACTTTATAGAAGTGTTAGGTACTTTAACAAAAGCACAATTTGAAACCTTCTTAAACAACTTTTTAAGGGAACCAACACCTCAAGCTGCTAGAGCAACTTTACGTACTTACGACGCTGAAGGACTTATTGAGGAACTTGCTATTGATTCTGAGCAAGCGCTTTTTAATCTAGAAGATTTTGCTACTCAAGCTGGAGTATATACAAATACCCCTAGATTTACTGCAGAAGCTCTTAATGATATGCCCGGAGTGGGAGGGTCTAATGAATTTGCTATTGGTCAAATAGAAGGTTTTTTAAGACAAGGTTTACATTTAAACAGAACTACTTTTGAACTTTCTGATAATGAAATAGCTTATCAACAACAAGTTGCTCGTATGGAGCAAGATAGACCAAACCGTGCAGAATCACTTTTAGATAGAGCAGAAAGACGAAGATTAGAGGACCCAAGCCAACCAAATAGAAGAGTCGATATAGAAGGTGTAAGAGTTTCAAACAATGTAGCTCAAATGTTTAATGAAGAGGGTGAAGGTACTTTCGAAACTCGTATTAGAGAGGGACAGTTTATAAAAGAGCCAACCTTGATAAGAGGTTTGAAAGGAGTAGTAAAAGACCTTGGGTTAAA